GGTGTACCCTCGTAAAGAGCCGATAAATGGGTGATTCATGGCTAAACACGAAGATGCAGGTGTTTTTGTTTCGGCGCTGCTTCACAGCAGTACGGTGGCGCATTTTCTGCATTTGTCTACTAAATCATACGCTGAACACAAAGCCCTCGGCCACTTTTACGAGGACATCCTAGATTTAGCCGACAAGTGGGCCGAAACTTATCAGGGCCACCACGGTTTAATCCCGCTCACCGCCTACCTTGACGACTTTAAGGTGCAAAAGGACGCCAAGGCGTACATCAGCGGATTGTTAAGTTTTGCTAAAGGTTCGCGTGACACGCTCCCCGACGACCCCGACTTGCAGAACATCCACGACGAGATCGTGGGCCTGATCGCCTCCACGCTGTATAAGCTGACCAACCTTTCCTAACATGGCTGCCAAGCGTAATCGGATTGCTGCCGCATTAGCTTACGTTGACGAGAAGGCAAAGCGGCTAACGAGCCTAGATCAGCCAGCCGAATCCGATGCCGTAGATATGGCACTAGAAATGGGCGGTAGTTTTATCCCGGGCGTAGGCCAAGCCCTCGCTGCCCGCGACTTTGAACGCGCCCGCCGAGCCGATGACGAAGCTGGCATGGCAATGGCCGCTGCATCTGCGTTACCTGTAGGGCGGTTAATCGGTGCGCTAAAGGGCTTTGACCCCGTAATGCGCGAAATTGACGTTTACCACGGCAGCCCGCACCGCTTTGACGAGTTTGACGCCAGCAAGATTGGCACGGGTGAAGGCGCACAGGCTTACGGGCATGGCATTTACCTTGCCGAAAGCCCCAATGTAGCAAAAGGTTATCAAAAACAACTGGCTCAAATTAAACCAGAAATGACAGTTGAATTCGGATTGCCGATAACCGAGAAAAGTAAAAAATTTGCTGAAACGGCATTGCAAAGCAGTAGTGGTGATGCCGATTCCGCAATTAAAAACTTGAGAGAAAATTTGCAATTTTATAGCAGCGTTGAAGCAAAAAATGCCGCAACGGAAGCAATTAACGCGCTAAAAACCGCAAAAATAACTTGGGGAAAAGATTACCCAATAGGTCATTTTTACACCGCCGACCTACCCGACGAAATGGTAGATCGGATGCTTGACTACGATAAGCCGCTGAAAGACCAGCCTGCTGCATATCAAGCCATTAGAAGCACCATCCCCGCTGATGTGGTTAAAGACTTTGATGCAAACGTAGAAAAGGGAATTACGGGCGGGAACGCATACTCAAATTGGGTGTGGGGTGGAAAAACCCCGGCGGGCCGCTCTGAAAAGTTACGCCAATCAGGCATTGTCGGCATCAAATACGCTGACGCAGGCAGCCGCGACCAAGGCGGCGGCACTCGTAACTTTGTCGTGTTTCCCGGCGAGGAAAAGAAAGTCAAGATACTGAAGCGTGAATGATATGAACGCAGGTGCTTTTAAAAAGGGTCAGAAAGGCGGGCCGGGTAGACCAAAGGGTTTGCCCAATAAGTCCACACAGGCCGCCAGAGAGGCCATTGCAGCGTTTGTGGACGGCAACGCAGACAGACTTCAAGGGTGGCTAGACGAGATCGCTGCGGAGAAGGGAGCGCAGGCCGCGTTTGACGCCTTCAGCACTCTGCTGGAGTACCACGTTCCCAAACTCGCCCGCCAAGAGATCACAGGTAAGGACGGTGGCGATCAAACTATGGTCATTCGCTGGGGAGAACCAAAGTAATGGCAAAGGGCGACCACCGTTATCGCCGCTCGTTGTGGGATCGGTTTCACGACAAAGTGATGCCAGAGCCAAACACAGGTTGTTGGCTATGGATTGGTGCAATTAAGGAACATGGGTATGGCGTCATTGGGCTAGGACGCCGAGACGAAGGAACGGCTAAAGCCCACCGCGTTTCGTGGGAATTGCACCGAGGCAAGTTACAACCGGGTGATTGCGTACTGCATCATTGCGATCAACCGTTATGCGTTAATCCTAACCACCTGTTCTGCGGCACGTTGTCGGACAATATGAAAGATTGCGTTCGCAAAGGCAGGAACTTTGTGCCAAACAATCGCGGCACAAATGCGAAATGGGCGAAATTAGACGCTCAAAAAGTTGCGGAAATACGCAGCCGTAAAGAAAGCGGCGCAGAGTACGCTCGTCGGTTTAACGTCAGCCGAAGCGCCATCTATGAGATTTGGCGCGGAAAGAATTGGGCATGGACGTAACACTTCCATACAACCCTCGGCGGGCTTTCCTGCCATTTCACGACAGGAGCAAACGGTGGGCGTGTCTAGTCGCCCACCGGCGCAGGTGCGGGTAAAACCGTTGCCGCCGTCAATGACATGATCCGCGCTGCCATTACTTATCAGGGCAAGCACGGTCTATTTGCTTACATTGCACCTTACCGCTCACAAGCAAAGGCGGTCGCGTGGCAATATTTCAAGGAGTTTGCCCAACCCATTATTAGTGCTGTCAACGAGCAAGAACTGACCGTCACGCTAATGAACGGCAGCCAAATACGTCTCTACGGTGCCGACAACGCTGACGCTATGCGCGGCATGGGATTCAGCGGCGTGTACATGGATGAGTATGGCGACTTTAAGCCAAGCGTTTTTGGGAACGTAATCCGTCCTGCATTGTCAGATAAGCAAGGTTGGGCCGTTTTCGGCGGTACACCGAAAGGCAAAAACCAGTTCTGGGAAATTTACGATACCGCCACTCGTCTCCCTAGCGAGTGGTTCCTGTTGCGCCTTCCCGCTTCAAGCAGCGGGCTTCTCCCGGCGAGTGAGCTAGCCGCCGCAAGGGCGCAGTTGGCCGAGGATCAGTACCTACAGGAGTACGAGTGCAGCTTTGAGGCTGCGATCCTCGGTGCTTTTTACGGCAAAGAGATGCGCGAGGCAGCCGACCAAGGCCGCATCACCAACGTGCCGTACGACCCGAATCTACCAACCTATACCGCATGGGACTTGGGCTACCGCGACGATACGGCGATATGGTTCTATCAAGTTGCCCGCGGGGAAATCCGCGTCATAGACTTCTACGCCGTCTCGGGGGCTAACATCCACAGCATTGCCGAGGTCGTGACAGGCAAGCCTTATCGCTACGCCAAGCACTTCCTCCCGCATGACGCGAGAGCCAAGAGCTTGCAGACCGGCAAGAGCATCGTGGAGCAGTTAGCCGCGCAACTAGACATCGCCAAACTCGCTGTAGTCCCCGACATCGGCGTGCAGAACGGTATCCAAGCGGTACGCATGATGCTGCCGCGTGTGTGGTTTGACGCCGAGCGCTGTGGCGACGGCATAGAGGCGCTACGCCAGTACCAACGCGAATACGACGAGGACAAGAAAGCCTACCGAGCATCGCCGCGCCACGATTGGACGTCACACCCTAGTGACGCCTTCCGTATGGTTGCGGTATCATGGAGTGAGGTCGCTGACAAGCCCCCAGCGCCAGAGGCTAAACCGCTGATTGTGGGGCCAGAGAACACGGTGACACTTAACGATATGTGGGCTGTGCATGACCGCACGCCTAGCAAGAGGGCCAGAATATGAATCCGGTTTCCGAATCACAGAACTTCAAGAACATTACGTCCACGACGACCGTCTACACCGGCACGGGCGGCATCTTGGGCATCTTCGTGGCATCTGCCTCCAGTACGCCGACGATCAAGGTCAGCGATGGCAGTTCCACAATGGTTAACACTTTTACGCCGGTAGCCGCCACGTTCTACCCCATGCCGGGGTGTTTCAATACGTCGCTCGTCGTTACGATCAGCGGCACGGTTGACTGCACGGTTTTCTGGACTTAAAGCCATGCTCGCCACTTGGGGGTGCAGCACGTTCCCAAAGCCCACGCTGTCGTTAGACTTTGCGGGGGCGACTAGCCTTGACTCTGGCATCACCTTCTCTCGCGGCAGTCAGGCTACGCTGTTTGACTCCACGGGTACGCTGAAGTATGCAAAGCATAATTTGGTTTTGCAATCACAAAATTTTTCAATAACGTGGGCGACGTCAAACACAACCATT